AGAGCCAGAGCCATAGCCATCGCCAGAGCCATAGCCATCGCCAGTATTTAGAAACTGTTTTATTTTATCTTCCATCACCTTGCCCATACCGCTACACTTTCTATTGATTTAATAGCTTCCTTCGAGCACGGAATAATCTCAATTGCATCCAGAATCTCTATCTCTGGAACCGTTACTGTGAATTTACACTCACATGGATTAGTCGTACCATTAATTGCTAATTGAGATATACTAGCTGCACCATCCCAATACCATAGTCTACGACAATTTTCGAGCTTAACTTCTCTACCATTTCTTTCTACTAACTCTCCGAAAAATACACCGGAACGATTTCCTCTTACAATTACTTTCTTTTTCATGATTATATATTATTAAAGTGGTTAATCAAAAAGCCCCGGACAGCAAAGCCATACGGGGATAATTCAAAACTTAAATAGCGGACTGGATACCGCACGGAGTCCTTTACTCCGGGATTAGAGTTAAACAATGATTATCTACCAAAGAGTTCCAATGCCTTTTTAGCATCCGTAATAATCTTACGACCATCTTGCTTTATCGCTTTATCTATTTTTCCACTTCGTTTTATGCGATAGGCTTCACTGTAAGAGCACCGAAACAATTCAGCAATACCTTTTAGTCCATAGACATATTCTTTTGCTTCTGGAGGATTATTTACAGGGATAGCGTTTTGAAGCAATGCCCTTAATTCCCCAACTGTCAAATCTATCAAGCGAGTATCGTTTGATATTCTTTCTGATCCAATCATAATTCCTCCTATTATTTTTATACTAAACAACAATCATATCTCCTAGCCCTAGATCGGAAGACTACTTCCACCCTTGCTATACTTCGCGTACTTCTTAATCTTATTCTTTCGCAATGCGAATCAAGGATTAAAACAAACAATAAACAGCACGTTACTACCGTTCTAACCATCGGAGAAAAATCAAAAGTAAATTCTATCCCCGATAATCGCTCGTAGAACTTACGACATAATTCACGTCCGTTTTTCACATTTAGCTTTTTAAAAGCTTCTTGCAATTGATTGTTTATCGTGCTAACTGCCTTATATTTTAATGATGCAATCTCTTTCTTTTCTAATCCAGATATATACATTTGAGCTGTCAACTCACATTCCTGAGTCAGTTCCGTTAATACTCTTTTCATGATTGTGTGTTTTCTAAAGTTACTTTAACCGGATAACTGAAGTATATCCTGTATATTCAGTTTTTGAGACTCTAAACATTAAGTCTATTTTAGCTTTTAGCTTATTAGTCAATCGTGCTTCACGATTTCTTCTAGCAGCTTCAGACTTAATACCAATGTGACGTGATTCATCGTAGGGAATATTATAGATGTCTCCTACTTTCATAGCATCAAACACTTTGGTTGTTTGATAGCTTTCATCAATAACGATTTCTTTTACCATAAAATATTAATTTATAAATTTAGTGGACAGTGAAGGATTCGAACCATCTTTTCATCCGTGCGGATGCGTTCTAACCAAGTAAACTAACTGTCCGTTTGCCTGTATCACGTCAGATACAGGACTTTCACATCAAAATACAACGAAATATCACTATTCTCACGAACGGTGGTATCACCTCAAAGTATATTTTTATTATTTTCATTTTCCTATTTTAAAAAGGGGTGTACTATCTTCACAGACAATACACCCCGAACACACAAACACAAAATAAAAACACGACAAAACAAAAAGTTTTTAAGTAGCTAATTACTCTTCTCTCTCTAATCTTTTACTATTCTTCTCTATATATATTGAACACAATGCAAATGCGACAAAAGAAAGCCAAAAAACAACATTGAATTTATTTGCGAACAATATCGTCATGGCAAGAGATATTGCCCAGATTGTTAATAATGGGGTACGTTTCATATTATATAAGTATTAGTTAGTTCCCGCACCTTGATCCGATCAAGACATCACGCAAACAGTGCAACTGTCCGTGCGGGATATATGTTGACTTACTCACGTTGCTTCCTTCCGCTCATATCATCGCTGGTTGGCTATTACGCTATACTTCGCATCGGCTATACTGCTTATCTGCGCAGCTTATTTTTCCGTTTGAGGAGATTCCCCCGGTGTGTAGCTGAACACAAGGACATTTTTGAGCGTTTCCCTTCGCGTCCCGAATTAGGTTCATCGGTTTACCATTGTGCCCTGAAAGCGTTTCGCTCGCTTCTTTCGTAGATTCTAACCTAACAGAGCCTCGTAATCTTTTATTGTCCGAAGAAGGTTACTAATAATTTCTTCTTTCGTATCTTTGCTTCCGGCCAGCATCTGAACTGTATATTCATCTCGTTCTTTCAGATCGTCCGTGTATTTCCGAAGGAAAGACAAATTTTTGCTTATCTCATCCCTACTCATAATTACCTCCAAGAACTATCGTAATTAGCATATTTATCAGCAAAGAATGCTTTCAGCACATTTCCCTGTTTAGGCTCAATCGCTTTCGGCTTCAATGATTCTACATATTCATCCATCTTTAAGCGAGCGTCCACCCAAGAAGTACGCAAGGCAGATTTTAGAGAGTATCCGTAATTGCGGACATAAACCCAAGCTCTTTGCATGATGGCTTTCATATTGTATTTGCCGTCCTTTACCAAAGAATAATCTCTATCTTTCATAACCTTTTTATTTTTAATGCGTTTATACTATTGTGAATCTTTGCCAAGTTGCGTATCTTTGCAACGGTTCGATGATGCAAATATACTATGTTTTATCTGTATTACAAATATAATACTGATAATAATCTGTATTTAAACATTGTTTAACTATTAGAGTGGTTCATACATTATTATATATAGCTATGGATTTGAAAGACTTTGTCAGCGAAACACTGAAAGAGATAATTGCAGGCGTTAAGGAGGCGCAAGAATACGCAAAAGAACATGGAGCGATAATTAACCCTACTAAATTTGGGATTGTCGCACCAAAAGCCATAATGAATAAAGATAATGATGAGGTGACATCCATACAGTGCATTGACTTCTCATTATCATTGCAGCAATCTTATGCAGCTGACGGGAAGGTAAGCATAGGAGTCCTTGATATAGGAAAGATAGAAGGAAAATACGAAAATATTAAAGAAAACAGGGTAAATTTCAGCGTTTTAATTACACTCCCATGTGGCGATACCCATTAGGAAGTGCATTGGCATTGAACTTCCCGTTTTTGATATAATCAGAAAGTTCTTCTGAAATTCGTATGGCTGTTTCAGCTTCTGTATTGTTCCCGACAAGATTGCTATTCAAAACCATTAGAAGTACTCTTTTCCTTCTTATTTGAGCGATGCGATTCTTGAAAATAGAAAACAGTTTCATAACAATAAAAATAAAGCGACCAACTCCAAAGTTGCGGTTGGAAAGGTCTAATAAAACGAAATACCGCAATATATAGTTATCAAAATAAAAATATCCGCAATAGGTTGCAGCTACTACGGATACCATATATTAAACCTCTTGTGAGGAAAGTTTAACCACTTTGTCTCTGTAACATCTGCAACTTGTTACCGGCACAAATATACTATTTAATATCTGTATCAAGACTATTACTTAGTATTTTAATGTATTTTAATCTGTATGAATAAGAAAGATAGGTTTATACATGCTTATGAATACCTTAGGGCACAAGGAAAAGTGCATACTCAAAAAGATGTCGCTGAAATTATGCAGGCAAATTATGCAAATGTAAACTTTGCATTCGGAGGAAATGAGAGGTATTTAACAAACAAGTTTTTATCACGTTTTAATAAAGCTTTTAATAATCTATTTAATGAGGAATGGCTTATTAATGGAAGCGAACCAATGCTTTCTATTCCAGAAGAAAGTATAAATTCGACTATAAGCAATACCGATAAAAATGAAATTCCTCAATACGAAATGCCAACTATCAACGAGATGATAAAAGTAATATCTTTATTGTCCGAACAAGGAAAAGAAAATGCTCAGGCTAACAAAATTAACGCAGAGGCTAATAAAATAAATGCGGAAGCAAATGATCGAAACAGTAAGAACATGGAACGAATGATGGAAATGCTTGAAAGAATGCTCAATAAAGAAAAAGCTTTTCAGGAAAAAGAAAGAGCATAAATAATGTATATTTATAATATGTTCAAAAACATCTGATAAAATAATAATTTTTATAGAACAAATGAACAATCCATATTGTTGAACAAAAACACTAAATTTTAAAACAATATGGAAAACTCTTTTCAAAGAAGATTCGAAGAAATCATCAGAATTGCAAACATTCTGTATCCAACACTTCAAAAAAGTACAATGGAAGTAATTAAATGCAACGGGAGAAACAGTAAAATTGAATTTGACTTGCGTACACTAAACACAAAGTTATTGTACAAACAGAAGAAAAATGATATTTGAAAAAACAGTTTAATAAAATAAATTATGATTATCAAAAGAAACTGTATATTTCTTCTAGACAAAGAGAAGAGTAAATCAGACGCTAAGCTTCGTTATAGAATTAAATGGAACGGAAACACAGTATCCTTTAATGTAGGATATCGTGTAGACATAGATAAATGGAGCCCGGATGGTCAAAGATGTAAGAATAATACAACGCATTCGACTAAGAAGGTGCATTCTTCTGTCATAAACAAAGCTATACAAAGCTATGAAGATATATGTGATAACATATTCTTTATATTCGAACAGAAAGAGATTATACCTACTCCGGACGAATTTAAAGACGAATTTAATCAAAGATTAGGAAAGAAAGTTAAGAGACAACGAACGCTCTTTGAATACCACACAGAGTTTATGATAGAGCAGGGAAAGGAAAGTCAATGGGAAGAGTCTACGTATAAAGAACACAGGACAATACAGAGAAGACTCAAGGATTTCGCTCCTGATCTTGAATTTGAAGACTTGACAAAGCAGGGACTCTCAATGTTTGTTGATTACATGCATACTGTACCTATCAACTCCAAAAAGAAAGGACTTAAAAACTCAAGCATAAGAAAAAATTTAGATAATCTTAAATGGTTTCTCCGATGGGCCACAGATAAAGGGTACAATAAAGAACTTGCTTTTACTACATTTCAGCCGAAACTGAAAGAAGTAAAAAATACTGTTGTATATTTGACATGGGATGAACTGATGTTAATATACAACTTTACCCCATCATCTACCAGATCGAATTTGGAAAAAGTTAAAGACGTATTTTGTTTTTGCTGTTTTACATCGCTACGATATTCTGATGTAGCAAATTTAAAAAGAAGCAATGTATTTGAAGACTACATATTAGTAACGACTATTAAAACCTATGATACATTGAGAATAGAGCTAAACAAATACTCAAAAGCGATCCTTGAAAAATACAAGGACGAAGAGTACGAAAACAACCTTGCTCTCCCTGTTATATCTAACCAAAAGATGAATGACGGTCTTAAAGAGTTAGGAGAATTATGCGGCATAAATGAGCCTGTATCTATCACTTACTACAAAGGAAGTGAAAGAATAGATGAAGTATACAAGAAATATGAATTACTCACTACTCACTGCGGAAGAAGAACTTTCATAAGTAATGCGATAATGCTAGGTATTCCTCCAGAGGTAGTTATGAAATGGACAGGACACGAAGATTACAGAACAATGAAACCATATATAGCAATAGCAGATAAAGAGAAGAAAAATGCAATGGATTTATTTAATAAGAAATAGTCCCTGATTAAAAAATCGGGGACCAAAACAAGGACTATTTACGACTATGTTCGAATATTACAGAGCATAAAATAGATTATAAGAGTCGCTAATATAATATATGAGAACGATAGAATATGTGAGAATATTTCTCAGTATTCTCGTACCCACTACTCTATTTTAGTTAGCCTCTTACATTGAAGTAAGAGGCTTTTTTTATTATGTTCATATCTCAAGAAATGGAATATAACGTAAAAGAATTGAAAAAGGTATTGATTGAACAATGCAAAGAAGAAGGTATTTATTACGCATTGATAGCAATCAACAAACAGACGAAAGAGATCGTTTTGCCACAAAGCCTTGATAACGCTTTAAATAATCCGGATTACTGCGTCTTTAAATGCAGGAAAGTGAAGGATGAATATAAAGTAGAAGAGGTAAAATAAGCATAATTAAAAAAAGAAGGATATGCTTATTGATATTGTATTAAGATGTTAAAAGATTTAATAATTATTTGAGCATTCAAAGTTTTTTCTGTAAAAGAATGTTATATCCATGTAAAACGATTGTGTTTCACATGGATACCCGCCAACAAATGAAGAAAAACGCTGCTTACTTACATTTCTTCACTCTGCTCGTACAATTCAAAGTAAGACTCTTTATCAATCCGCAGTCGGACTCTGTTTTCCCGCTTCTGACCGGCCAGGTTGATAAATAAATTGAAGTATAATTGACTAAAAGAGAGGTCGGAACGATCATAAGTGATATCGAATGTACATGTTCTTCGGAATGAATCGAAAGTTCCCAGCTTCATACCTCCCTTACACATAAAGACTTCGGGGAAATTCGCAGGCGGATAAGGCTGAAACAAGCTGGCCAGCTGCGCATACACATAATCGATCATCCATTCATCACCGGATACAAGCAATTCTCCTTTCAGACGAAGTTTGACTGCATATTTAGCCGTGACGTCCTGAGAAGTATAAATGGGGACCTGACTCTCTGATGGATAATTACCATCCTTATAGCCAAGGCTCATGGTCAGTTTTGATTTACCCACGCCGTTGAAATCCGCCACATTCAGATCTTTCTGTTGATTTTTCAAGTCAATCATAAATGTCAGTTTACCCAAAGTCGGGTCATTCGGATATTGAGCTATCGTATCCAGCACATAATCTTCTTCATTAAAACTCCGCGCTACCAATACATCCCCCTCTCCGACTTCCAACGCCGGACCTCCTCTTTCAATATCCACATCGCCTACAGGGTAATATATTGCATCATTATCTCTGACACAACCTGTCAGACAAAGCAGTAAAGCTGCTATTCCTATTATCTTATTCATTATCATATTACATCCTTATTTTGGAGACAAAGATACATCTTTTTTGAATCAACTTGATTTATATCAACCGTTTTTAGTACTTTTGCACATAACAAGACTATAATGACATGGATACACTACTAAGAGAAACTGTAAATGCCGTCGTAAATTCCCGCTTTCCCGAAATGAGTATAGAGGGACGCCGACAGATAGAAAGCATCCTGATACGTGAGGAATATCCTAAAGGAGTGATCGCACTTAATGAAGGAGAAGTAGCCCATGAATTAGTTTTTGTCGGGAAAGGGATGCTCCGGCAATATTATTATAAAAACGGGAAAGACGTTACCGAACACTTCTCATACGAAGGCTGTATCCTGATGTGTATCGAAAGCCTGCTGAAACAAGTCCCTACCCGATTGATCATAGAGACACTGGAGCCTGCTGTCATCTATCTGTTCCCTTATGACAAAATGATGCAGCTGACAAAGCAAAACTGGGAAATCAATATGTTCTATCGGAAGATACTGGAATATTCTCTGATTGTATCGCAAACCAAAGCCGATTCCTGGCGTTTCGAATCCGCCCGCGAGCGTTATAATCTATTGCTCGAAACTCATCCGGAAATCATCAAACGGGCACCTTTGGCACACATCGCTTCATACCTGCTGATGACACCGGAAACATTGAGCCGAGTACGTTCAGGTGTTCTGTAGTTTTGTAATTTTGGGGAGCTATCTGCTTTTCCGGAATTCTTTGGGAGACATACCGGTATAATGCTTAAAGTACTTACCGAAGAACGACTGGTTGGCAAAGTTTAAACGGTCGGCTATCTCCTGTATGTTCATGCTCGAAGAATTCAAGAGTGCCTTCGCTTCCAAGATCACTAATTCGTCAATCCACTCCCCTACCGTCTTCCCGCTGACTTCCTTGACAACTCCGGACAGATGTTTCGGCGTCAGACACAACTGATCCGCATAAAACTTCACGCTGCGTTCCGACTGATAAGACTGAACCAAAGATTCATAGAAGCGCTCAAATATATATTCTTTACGACTTTTACTTTTGACAACGGCAGAAGCATCCGGAGCATAACTGTTGAAAATATTGCAAAGCTCAAAGAAGAAGCCCTGCATCAATCCCATTACTACCTCCCTACGGTACCTATCGTCTTTATTTTTCAATCTCTTTCTGATGAAAGCATGATACTCCTTAATCATCTCCTGCTCGTGCAGATTGAGATCAAAACAAGGGTAATCTTTCAGAAAGAAAAAGAATGAAAGCACATTACCAACTTTGGGCAATGATTCCAACAGACTTTTTGATACAGCAAAGAAAATCCCTCTGAAATTGGAACTGAACTGACGATGTTCGATTATCTGATTGGGCAACGCAATAACCATTCTGCCCGGAATCAGTTCAAACTCACGCAGACTGATATTAAAACGAGTAGAGCCTTCCAGACAAAGTCCGATGCTCACCACTTCCAGTTTACTGGGGCCATTATAAAGGGAAATAACGCTCTCCGTGTCGAAGAGCGCTATATCATTGCCGACCACATCAATACTATCGGGATCTATATGTTTAGAATGAACTACCGAAGAAATACCTATCTTAGGAACAACTTGCATATCCAT